GTCGTCTTCAGCAATCTTATTGAAGAATGACATATCATCGTCATCATCGTCCGCTGACCATGGAACTTCATCGCTATCTTCAAGTTCTGCCGCAGCAACCTTCTCTTTCTTTGGAGGAGCTACAGGCGCTTCCTCGCGAGAATCATCCATACCATCTGGCCAGACCTGTAGGAGTCTTGTCTTCAGTTCCTGATAGGTTTTGAAACTTGATGGATCAATCAACTCACTAAGAGAGTGTGCTTGCTTCCAAATAGCCTCAATGGCCTTATCGTCTTCAGCGATTGGTGAAACATTGTCAAAAGATGAATCGTCATAATTCGGCAGATCCACCTTATTTCCGTTGATTTCCGATCTAACCGTCTTCACCTTAATCTTGAAGTTCGCACCTTCCCAAAGATCGAAAGGATTGATAGGCTCTTCATCTTCAAACGATGGCTCCATAGCTTCTTGAAGCTTCGCAAAAATCTTTGGACCATAGCTGAAAAGAAATACCTTACCCTCATTTTCAGGATTCACACTATCTTTTACCACATAAATATTAGAATAATACTTTAGACGGCGCTTCCGATCACGCGCAATCTTTTTATTCTTTTCCAATCCTGTATTCCAAAGCTTACTATTTGCTTCAGAAAGAGGATCAGGCTTATCTAGTGTAGTGAGAGACTTTTCGATATACCACTTTCCGTTTGCAGGATTCTTGAAACCGTGGTCGTATAGCTTAACCCAGGGAGCAGAAAGATTGTCATCCGAAGGTCCTACTGGAAGAAATCGAATAACTGCATAGCCATTACCTGACTTATCGCGAGTGACCTTCCAATACTTTCCATCATCTTCCCCGTTATCGAAGTTGCTATTAGTCTTTTTAGCTTCTTCCGCTAACTGTGTAAGTGACTTTTTACGGGAATTCTTTAGCGTCTTAAAATCTACCATTTTTATTTCTCCTTTTTCGTCTTAAAAATATACACGCTTAATCTACAAATGCTTTTTTGATTGCCTTTCGATAATCGTCTTTATTTATATTGATAAAACATCTGTATTTTTTAATTTTACTATTATACATGGACCAAATAGGGTCGTCAATCATTTTTTTATCGAATGTCCGAATAAAATTCAAAAACATATCTAGAATGATAAAACTTTCTATAGAAATTTCATTCATAGCTAACATTTGAAAAATAGGCGGATGGTCATTATCTTTCATACTGAATAAGTCATCAAACGCACAATCATATATGTCCATATAGTTCCTCAAAGCGGACATATCACGCCAGAAAAGATATTGAAGGGATTCGAATCTTTTCTGCCAATTTTTGTATGCAATATCTGCATCTTCATCAACCAAATCGCCTATCCAAAGGTCACCACGTTCTATAAAATTTGCAAGAAAAAATTCAGTCAATTTCTTAGAATATTTTTTCTCTACTCTAGCAAAATAGTATCTATCGTTTCTTGTCTTGAAAGATGATACACTAGCCCTCACCTTTCCTTTATGTTTTAGAATATCATAAGAGTCTGTGGTGAAATGTGCTTTGATTGCTAAGTATCGTTGATAAGCTTTGAAACCTTTTTCTATCACTTTTAATGTCATAATGGTAGAGAACGTGTTTTATCGACTAACAAATTTAAAGTATTGGCGTTTGCTTGAAGTTTCTCTTTGGTATTTCTATTAATCATCTTCGCAGCAACTTCTACCTCAATATCATTTGCTTCGCAGTAGTATACTATAGCTTCAATATAATTCAAGCTTTTTTCTAATACGATTTCTTCGATATCTAAATTGAATCTATTTTTATCTAAATTCAATAGAAGCTCCTACACTCTTTCGAACAATGTCTTCCGTAATATGTTGCGGATAATAAATCTCCAATGCATGTGCCCAATGACCATCCGTCTCGAACCAATGATATTCATTAGGAGCAACCGTAGTAAAGTCACCCGCTTCCAACGTTGTACGGTCTACCAGATCATAATCATTCTTTCGAACGCAAATAGTGATTCGACCACCAATACAATAGAACGCATTCCACTTGTATTGATGAATATGTTCAGAACACTTATATCCTTTGTGCACCATAATCCGATGAATTTCAACCGCTGGTGTTATCAACAGCGGTTCCGTAGTACCCCAAATTTTACCTAAAATCATCTTATCGTCCAACTCCTTTTCTTGTATACTTGCCACCAGTCAGCAAACCGAAGTTTGTTCTTCTCCTGTTCAGATTCCTCGCGTGTAAACCACATAAAGTCTAGCCAATCGTCTTCACTCTTAGCCATACGCCGATTCTCGTCTAGAGCGTCAGCGAATGGCTTTTCCTTCTTTTTGAAAAGCATTATCATCCTCCGTTAGTCTGTGCCCAAACGATTCGATTATTATTTTCGAGCTTGTAAAGAGTGATAACACCCGACATTCCACGAACGCGAGCATTATTAGTCATAATAAGCTTTTCAATCTTGTGAGGCTTCTTCATCCACTGCCCGACAACCTTATCACCAACCTTAGCCTCCCACTTGTATCGAGGAGCAACCGCAGGAGCAACCGCCTTAGTCGCGCGAGGAATAGCACCGATCCGCCGACAAACCGCCTTCCAATCCTTCCCGTGCCCAGCAAAAGGAGTCATAGCATGCGCGATTTCATGAAGAATTGTATCCCTCACTTCCGGACTCGCAATCCCACCTTCACGCTTTACCCAAGACTTATTGAGAACGATTTGCTTTTTACGATAATTGCAAAGCCCAAGATATTTCGTTTCACGATTGGACCAAACGAAAGTCCAACCATCAAGATTATATTTAGCGATAGTCATTTCAGCGAATTCACGAACTTCCGAAAGCATCACAAAACCTCTTTCTCACTGTCTAAAGATAGAGTATCACGATTAGGATTCGTTGTCAACATAAAAAATATGTGGACCAATCTTTGTTATGCGAGTGAATATTTTACTCCAGTATGGTTTCACATAATCTGCATGGTAGAAGAGTGCGCCTTGGGTGTTATCGGAAATCGTGCTTTCTGGATCAAGCATATTCATCGCGATCATCTTAGCAGTTTCCCAAGCATCTTTTTCACGCGGTGTGTCGGATTTGCCGTCCCAGTACCATGAGAATTGATCTTTCTGGAACACCACATCGCAGATATTATCTGGGAATTTTTCTGATTTAACTCGATTTAGAGTTACGTTCGCAACAGCGACTTGCCCTGCTAAGGATTTACTTCTAGCTTCGTGGTAGATGTTAAGTGCTAGACAGAAAGCGTCTTCCGGCATCTGAGAGGCGCCGCTCGGAGAGCAAAACACCGTAGAGGATGAGACAATCATCAGAACAGAAATGATAGCAGTTCGCATAATCATTTGCTCCTTCGTTGAATTTTACGATGATATGACATTCATTACATAGAGTGTCTCCGTTTTCATTCAGAATTACTGTTTTCATTTGTGAGACCTTTAATTTTATTTTGAATGAAAAGTTCAATATACTCTTCTACTTGCTTCGGAATTTCAGACTCGGAATCATATTCAATGACCTTAGGAATTACATACATGGCACCGATAGTTTCCCGCGCGGGGAAAAAAGTCACTAAAATGGTACCGATTACTGCGGCGACCATAAAGGTGCGGTAAGATGATTTCAAGAATTTAAGAGTACTTTCTGTGGCGTTAAAGTCTTCGTCTTTTGCTATAAGGTAAACGAAAATTGAAATAACGCCGGCGCCGAAACTTAGTCCAGTCGCGACGCCAGCAGTATAGATAATGGTTGAAGACTGCATAAAGAGATATACAAGAAACATTTCCATAACAAAGTGTCCTTTTGAGAATTAAAGTGGAACTTTTGGATAACAAGGTAAGTTCCCAACCCTGTGACTAGGTCATGATTAGGCCGCTAGGCGGACTTCCTCAAAACGGTTGTCATTTGCAACGTTAAAGTTTGCATTTATAGTTTTTGAACGATACGGCGTATCTCACCGGTTACCTCGACTTCGCCTTTACAACGTCAATCGATCCTAATTTCTTCCCCATCAAAAGCATACCCGACCACTAGTAAGTCTTTATGTATGTTACACACTCAGGAATTCCGACCCTCACAGAAAAAATCTGTTCTGTTACTTGTCACCCTAGGATATGCTTTTGGTGGAGAGGTGGGGTACTGCCCCCCAGTCTTGACCGCTTATTCCGCGTCCTCTCAGACGGTAACAGTATATTTATAACACACTAAAACTTCAAAGTCAAGTCTTTTCTTCTAGATACGCTTTATATTTTTTTTCGGTGATCCAAACATGAAGAGCAAGCAGGAAGGCAATGAAAAGATTCAGTATAGGGAAAAATGACATTGCACCTACCACATATACTAGAATGAATAGCTTGCCTTTAAAGCACCTTCGAAGTTCTGTCCGCTTGATATACAGACATGTTATGCTTATAATAGCGGGCAGAATAGAAAATGTCAAGAAAAATGCCGCGATCATTATGTTTCACCATAGTAAATTCAGACGATATCGCGTGCTTCAACGTGAAGAAACCCTACCTGTAGCAGTTCCACCATGGGCGAAAACATCTGTTCCGGATGCTTGATCATGACCCGACGAGGACCATTGACATTCAAAGTCTGATAGCCCCGCTTGGCGTACTCAGCCACAGCCTCTGCCATGCAAGCGTAAGTCTCAGTCTCAATCTTCAAGCCCATGGAATATCTCCTCTCTCACTGACTATAGACATTATAACTCATAGAGATTTTTTGTCAAGAAAAAAATGGTGCCGGCAGAGGGATTCGAACTCCCGTCTCCGCGTTACAAAGGCGGTGCTAAACCAACTCAGCTATACCGGCGTTAGATATATTTATAGAATCTCAGAAACACTTTCAAGATAATCCAAGATTTTCATCGTCTCTTCTCCAAGACGAGTGCCTCCACGGGTCTTAGTCCAATGCTCTTGTGCCTGTTTCATCGTGAAGTGACGACAACCAGCGATAACGCGCATTTTTCCATCTCTACAAGGTACATAAATGAAATCGTAACCATCCGTACGCGAAACGCGAAATGGCGTCTTTTTTACCTGAGCATTAGCAGACACCAGAGCATTACCGAACACCAGAGCATTGTCATACACCTGAGCATCGCCGAACACCCGAGCTTTGCCGAACACCTGAGCATTGCCGAACACCTGAGCATTGCCGGAAACCCGAGCATTGTCGTACATCCGAGCTTTGCCGAACACCTGAGCATTGCCGGAAACCTGAGCATTGTCGCCCACCCGAGCATTATCGTACACCCAAGCATCGCCGAACACCCCAGCATTGTCGGCCACCTGAGCATAGTCGTACACCCGAGCATTACCGCACAACTGAGCTTTGCCG